CGCCAAGTCTTTCATAAAGCCCCTGACTGATCTTGCTGTCAAGCTGCACAGCCCTGACCATGGCTTCCTGATCCATAGGAAAGCAAAGCGGGATGCCCTGCCCCTGAAGGTCATACATCGTGCCAATGAAGCCTTCTTCATAGCAGGTATTCAGATAGTCTTCAACCGTCTTGAATTCCTTTTTATGCATCGTGTCAAGGACATCACTGACCTGCTTTTTCAAGGCCTGCTGATATTTCTTCTGATATACCTTTGACTGAAGCATTGACTGAAGGGTTTCCTTTGCTTCTTCGGGGGTGTAGTGCTTCTTGCTGTTCAGGAAGGCCGCTGCAAGTTCACCGATGCCGTCTTCACCGACATCAGCAAGCGCCTTCTGAAGGGCTGAAATGCTGCTGTCAAGGCTTGCAATCTTGCCGGTGATGTCTTTATTGCTTTGGTTGTAAACGGATTTCAGGCGCTTGATGACGGCTTCTTCGTTATTCAGGAATTGTTCCTGAACTATTTTCTGCCTTTTGTTCATCCCATTCACCGCCCAATTCAAGCAACTTGTTTATGTACCAATCAGCTTTGGCAAGGTCTTCATCCCCGTTTTTCAGTTCATGCCTGTATCTGTACTTGTATGCGTTCAGCTTGCAGAAGGTCTGCACCGCTTCAACGCCGAAGATATCAAGCATTTCTTCGATGCATTCCTTCCGTCCGGGGATGTTGTAATGCTTCGGATGATTTACGTTGTTTCCCATGTCATCACCCGCCCCCTTTTACGCTTCAGGGGCAGGCGTGACGGGTTCTTCAACAGGTTCAACACCCGCAAGCATCGCCCTTGCATCAACCGTGTTCTGTTCTTCCTGCATCTTTTCAACCTGACCCTTCAGGTCTTCGAAGTCCAGTTCAAGCACTTCGCAGATGGCCTTCAGGGCTTCTTCGTCACCGATATTTGCAGCAACGTTCAGAATCGTGTTGACTTCAATCTGCTTGATTTCGGCCTTGATCTTGTCGTTTGCAATGTTTTCGGTTTCGTTGGTCATGATGTCACGGCTGAAATCGAATTCGATGTCAGACAGAGTGAAGTCCGTGTCGTTTTCTTGATTGATTTCAGCAAGCACAACCTTGATGACATCCTTCAACAGCCTGCGCAGGCGCTTTTCCAGTTTGCTTGCCTTCAGTTCAAGAAGGGTGTAAGCCGCCCGAATAGCCATGTTGGTTGTGGCTGTGGTATCTTTCAGGCCGAAGGTGTTCAGACCCATGCCGAACCTGTAGATGTTCTTTTCATCTTCGTCAGCTTTGGTCTTTCGTGCCTGATACGGGACATCCACGGTCTTGACTTCAACGCCGCCGCTGCCGTCAGGAACGCCGATGATCTTCTTTGTTTTTAGGTTCTGCTGAAGTTCATCCAGATTGTCACCCTGAAAGCCCGTGACCACATGCAGGGGTGTGTCAAAATCCGCAAGGTTATTGGATAGGCCACACTGCATGACATCATAGTCATCAATCAGGCGCTTGATGGGCTTCAGGCCGTTGAATTGCTTTTTGCAGTAATCCAGACGATAGAAGGGGATAAAGCCCAAACCATAGCCCATGCGCTTGCCCTTTGCGTCTGTGAAGATCACATGTGGGCGGGGGTTGATGGGTTCGGAATCGTCCTTGATGATTCTGCCGTTTCCGGTCTGCACAAAGAAGTATGTTTCCTGTTCAGACCATACCTGAATGCGTTTGATGACCTTCCTGCCCTTGTCAATCCTGTCAACATACCAATAGATGACATAGGCACAACCGTCATCTGTGTCCTTTTCCCGGACTTCTACAACGCCCATGGAATCGGCACATTCGAAGGTCAGCCGGTTGTCTTCGGTCTTGTAGGCATACAGGTATTCAAAGCCCTTGTTATAACATCCGGTGATAAGGTCTGAAATTTCTGTCCAGAAGTCATCATCGAAGTACATGTCAAGGTAATCCTGCAAGCCTTCTGCGTTTTCCTTTGCCCTGACGGGGCTTTCTTTGAATGACAGCATGTATGCCGCAAGCTGATCAGACAGCTCAGTGAAGAAGGGATGCGGAATCTTGATGTTTGACCGTGCCTTGTCTTCAACAAGAACGCCATCTGTGTTGTAGTAGAACAGACGGCTTTTCAAAATATCGTGTTCGCCTTCATAATACCGCTGACCAACCGCCGCAAGGCTTTTCTTTTCGCTTGTGCTGTCTTCGTCTATGAATCTTTTGATTTCACTTACCGTCAGCATTCATTTATACCTTTCCTTTCTGCATAAATGCGCTTCAGGCTTCCGCTTTGCCGCCCTGCTTGCGTTTTGTTGCATTCATGCTGTATTTGTTCATATAAAACAAAAAGCCCGTCAGAAAGGCTTCTGAAGGCTTCTGTGATAAAGTGATAAAAAGGCAGGCACAACCAACGCCTTGTTATGACAGCCGGCTGCTGCCATCAGGAGATAGAGGTGATCTTAACGCCCCCTGTGCCAAATCCCACACACAGGATGCGCAGGCCTTGTGTTCCCTGCCCGACAAAGCGAATAGTCTGGTACCCTATGCGCTTTATGATTCAAAGTAGCCATTTTGTGACCTTGCGCCATCCTTCCACGCCATAACGAAGCGCCGCCATAGCATCGTCAAGGATGGGAACAGGTTCATCAAGATATTCGCCGGTTTTTTCGTCCTTCTTCCACTTCCATTGCTGCATTTCCTTGATGGTATTGATGCAATGTGGATGGACGAAGATTGACCGCTGCTTCAACCAGTCAATCTGAGCGTTCACAGAACCCTTTGAACCGCCCTTGTCCACCGGCCTTGCCCGGAATCCCGCCTTCGTCCATTCCTTGATCCTGTCGGGTTCTGCGGAATCACACCACATCTGCCGTTTTGTCGGGATGGCATGTGCAATAGCTGCCTGAATGATTTCGGAAGTATCCTTTTCATGCAGATAGATTTCATCAAGGATGTATATGTCATCATCTTTGATGCCTAGCAGCAGAATTGCGTTGGCATGGTTGAAGCCGAAGTCCTGCCCGATTGATATGTCATCGTAATCGTTCAGGTTCCGGGATATGTTCTTGATTTCCCAATTGTGCAGGATAAGACCGCCTATTTCGCCCCATTCGCCAAGGCCGTATATTTGATAGCCTTCGGGGTCTACAAGCTTCCTGCGCTCCATTCTGGCCTTGTAGGCATCATCTATGAAGCGATTGCCCAAATAGGTTGAATGATGGGTCAGAACATTGTCATCTGGAATATCAAAAAAGACCTTCTTGATCCAGTGATTTTTATTCACGGGGTTGAAGGTCATTCTGATCTGATAGAACTGCCCTTCAGGCAATTCACCACGAAGACGGTCATCAATGATTTCAACGTCAGCCTGCGTCAGTTCGGTTGCTTCTTCGCACCAAACATCTGTCAACTTGCCCTTCTGAAAGGTGATTGACTTCAGCTTTTCACGTTGCTTGTCATCGTTCATGCCCCTAAATATGATCTGATTGCCGTTGTGTCGGCAGGTCAATTTCAAAGGGCTTTGGCCTATCTTCCAGTATTGTTCAGCCTTATCACCGAACATGCGATATATAGCGCCGGTCAGTTCGGCAAATGTGCTGTCACGGTTTGTGATGTCTGACTTTCGGATGCAGACAAGATTCCTGCCGGGATCACGCATCAAGCGCAGGATGTAGTTCTGCGCCGTGTCAACGGATTTCCCGGAACCGGCGCTGCCTTTCATCACAATATAGCGCTTCTGGCTTTGGTTGACTTCCTTGAAGCCGGGGTTTGCTTTGATAGTGATGTTCACAGGGCATCAGCTTCCGCAAACGCCTTCAGCAGCTTCGGGAACTGCACGGCAATCCAGTCAACATAGGTTTCATCATGTCCGACCTTATGCTCCCAACATTCATGCAGCCCGGATTCAAAAAGGAAGGCGTGAATGATTTCATGCCTGATGACCTTTTTCTGATAGCTTTCAAAATCATCAAGTTCATTGTCAGACGGCAGGGCGGTCACAACGATTGTCCTTGTGGTTTTGTCCGTGTAGCCGTCACATTCCTTGATAAAAGCATCTTCGTCAGCCGTTCTGACTTCGATTGTGTATTCAGTGCCAAGCACATTGATAGTCTTCATCATTCATCACCATAATCAATATTGATGTTCAAGTCCATGTCAACCACTTCATTGACCGTGTCCTTGTACAGGCCATAGCGTTTGCCTAACAGTTCAGCAGACCGAAGGCGTTCACTTTCATCAGGTTTCTTCCGCATCTTTATTGCCTTTGAAAAACCCTTGCCGATGCCCTCAACAACCACAATTTCAGCCTGTGCTTCACCACGCATCACAGAAGTCAGATATTTTAAGACTTCATCCTGATCTGCTATCAGTGCAGCTTCCTTTTCAGCCATGCGCTTTTCGATGTATTCGGCGATTTGAGGTTTTTTCAGGTTTTCGGCTCCCATTGCACCGGCAGTGCTTTTTGAATACCCTGCCCGAATAGCGGCCTGTGTTGCATTCAGGTCAATCAGGTATTCATCACAGAAGCGCATCTGTTTTGCTGTCATCTTCGCCATCCTGCAACACCCCTTTCTTTTCCCGTCCACACCTACGAAATACCCCACGCACTAAGCGCAAGCCTTCGATGTGAAGGGGAATAAAAATAGACCGCAGCGCACCGCCACGGTCTTTCTTTGGTAGAATAATAATATCACATCTTGACAGTCAAAAATCATACAACTTTTTGCAAATTGGAACAACTTTTCACAATTCAGAACAGCCGTCAATAATTTTCTGCACATTTTTCAGTGCTATGCCGTGCATTGTGGTTGCCCAACTATAAGACCGGTCATATTCATCGGCCACTTCATCGAAGGACATGTAATGCGTTTTGTGGTTCTTTCTAACGCCCACATACATCTTGTGAAGGATGTCATACTGAATCAAATCAAGCTGTTCGATGATCCTGATAATCTTCTGCTTTTCATCATAAAGGCGATCAATGCAGACATTCAGGTCAGATTCAATATCTATGTATCTTTCAATAGCCGTTGCCATTTTCTGCTGATTGCCAGAAGACTGAACCCTGATGCCGGTTGCCGGGGCTGAAGCTGCCGTTGTTGACGTAGCCATGGACAACCACTGATCACGTTCAATCAGTTTGTTTTCAATAAGCCGGTCAAGCTTTTTCAACTGAAGCAAGAAGTCTTTTGCCCTCATTTCATATGTCCCCCGCCTTTCTGTGCTGTGAATTTTCAGAATTGAACCTGTCACCATAGCGCAGGGCAAGCTTGTCAATATTCATCCGCATGATAGTGTTGAGATCATAGCCGATGGCCTTTGCAGCCGTTGCAGCATACCACAACACATCACCGATTTCCTTTGCTATATGCTGCTTATCAAGCGGATGCCCCTGAAATAGCTGCTTCTTCACGATGTCGATTGCTTCACCTGCTTCACCACACATGCCCATCACGCCTTGAAGCAGCAGGTTTTCACTTGCTGCTGTTGCCACCGGGCTTGCCGTCCGCATTGCAAGTTCCTGATATTCGTTGCCTGTCATTCTTTTTCTTTCCTTTCTTGCCGTCATCCTTCATGCATATCCCCTGCGGAAACGGGCAGAAGATGCATGTTCCTTCGAATCTTGCCCATACACAGTACAGGCATTTATTTTCAGTCATTACAGTTCATCCTCAACTTCTTCGATCAGGTGCAGTTCCAGAAGCATTGCGAAGAACACACACCATGCATTTTCGATCTTTTCCTTGATCCTGTGAAGCCAAGATTCCCGCTGTGCAGCGTTCAGATACTTGATGCGGTCTTCCTGATACCTGTTGATTTGCGCCTTCATAACCGCCTTTTCAAAGGCGTGACGGTCATTCTGTTTGCGCATTTCTTCCATGACAACGCCGTTCATATAGGCTTCACACTGACCCTTTCCACGGATGATAGTAGCAGATTCAATCATGTTCATTTTCAATGCTCCCTTCACAGTCCTAAACGTTCTTTGATATCCCCGAAGGTTTCCCGGACTTGCTGCCGTCTTCGGCTTGCACCGGAGATTTCCACTGGGAAACACCTTTCAAGGATTCGGTCATAGATACGGGCAAAGCTTACTTCTTGTGGCTTCTTGATTTCTTCAGCCGTCAGATTCGTTGTGATGATGAATGGAAGCCCGGAACGATAGCGGGAATCAATGATGTTGAAGACCATTTCCTGCATGTATTCCGATTTTCTTTCAGCACCCAAATCATCAATGACAAGAAGGTGATATCTGTTCAGTTCGTCAATCATTTCCTGCTTGCCTTCATAGGTTCCCTGAATCTGATTGGTCAGTCTGGCAAAGTTGGTCATCAGAACCTTATAGCCCTTATCAATCAGCCGGTTTGCGATACAGGCCGCATAAAAGGTCTTGCCGGTTCCCACCGTGCCATAAAGCAGAAGCCCCTTTCCTTCTTTCCTGAAATCGCTGAAGCCGTCCGCATAGCGCAGCATTGCATCTGAAAGCTTCGGGTTCTTCCGGTCATCGTTTTCAAATGTCCATGAAGCCATATTTGTTTCAGAAAAGCAAAGCCTGCGCTGCCGTTCAAATTCTTCCCGGCGCTTCCGTTCGACTTCCGCTTCAATTTCTGCGTTCTTACAGTCACAGATGCAGCGGACGGTCTTCTTGATCCCCAAGAATTCAACACGGGTCTGCGTCTTCCGGTGACAGACTGAGCAATGCAGAAGACCGTCTTCCCCTATGTATTCATTATCAGATGGGGGAACGTTTGCGCTCATAGCGTCCACCATCTTTTCAAAAGCTTGCGCTGTGTACATTGTTCAGTCAGTTCCTTTCTTCAGGTATGATTAAAACAGCATGTCAAGGTCATCCTGACCCGATCCTGCCGGGATTCCAGATTTCACCGGCTTTTTGTTGTCATAGTTGCCATCAAGGATTTTCGCAATGTTTGCGTCCTTGATGATCCAGTCAAAATTAGCTTGCCAGTTCCGGTCATTCCTGCCCTTCAGGAAGTCACTTGCTTCCGCTTTCCTGAAGGCTTCAAGAATGTCATCCATGGTGTAGGCTTTCAACCTTGCCCTGATGGCTTTCTTTCTGGCATCAGATAAAGACTTGACAGAAGGAAGGGAAACACATGTGGTGTTATAGGCATCTTTGATGCCGTTATAGTCTATTCTTTCTCTTTCTTCTTCTTTTTCTTTATCTTCTTCTGTTGCGTGACTGTCACGTGACTTCACGTGACTTCCTTCCAATGCAAGGCGTTGACGAATACGTTGATTTTGCTTCCTGATCCTGTTTTGTTCCCTGATCTTGTCAAGGCCTTCAACGTTCTGATGTTCTTCCCATCCTGCTATAGAAAAGAACCCCTGATCAGTGACAACCATGTTCAACTGTTCTAGTGCCGTCAATGCAAGACGGACAGTGCTTTCTTCAAAATCAAGTTCGTCAGCAAGCATCTTCGGGGTGTAGGGGATATTTTCGGTCAAGAAGATCATCCCACCAGAATTGCACCTTCCCGCCATT